CTACTTGCCGCAATGATTATCGTTGACCGACGGTGTAGCCGTGCCAGGCGACGTGTGAGTTGCATCCGGCTGGGCGCCCTGCGGCGTCGCGGGGCAATTCCGATCGGCGTTCGAATTCATGCCGTCCGTGGTGATGCTGCCCGTCGTGCCTGTATCGGGCGCCATCTGATCGGGCGGCGGATTGGCAGGCGTGGTGGGGTCCACCGTGATGCTCTGGCCGCTGCCCGCCGTGTCGGCGGTACCGCCCGTTGAATTCTGAGCCATCGCAGCCGTAGCCAGACCGATGGTCAGAGCCGATGCCGCAAGAATCTTGATGAGCATGATCTTCTCCTTCTTGTGCGAGATCGTTTCTCTGTTCGGGAGTCTGTCGCGTCGCGACTAAGGGTGGAACCCCTCGGCCCGGAGGTGGTTCCGAGAAAAAATTTCTGGAACTTCCACAATTTATCGGTGCGCGAGCGAAAGTCGCTTTCCCGGCAAGGCTGCAGACAAGCAGCTAGGAAAATTTACCTAATTATATACGTGACAAAGCACGAGCAATTTGTTACAAAGATGGCAGGGAGCACCTAGCCATGAAACTCGATAGCCCAATCTTCCAAGACGCCGAAGCCGCCCGCGAACACCTTGAGGCGCAGCGCTGGCCGCATGGCCCGAACTGCCCGCATTGCGGTAATGCTCGCGCCGACCGCATTACCAAGATGGAAGGCAAGGCTCACCGTCCCGGCCTGTACAACTGCATGGAATGCCGCGAACAGTTCACCGTCACTGTCGGCACCGTGTTCGAGCGCTCCAAAATCCCGCTCAACAAATGGCTTTTGGCGACGTTCCTCATGGCATCGTCAAAGAAAGGCATGAGCGCCCACCAGCTGCATCGTATGCTTGGCGTCACCTACAAGACCGCTTGGTTCATGGCCCACCGCATTCGTGAAGCCATGAAGGAAGACACCGCGTCTTCCGGCCCGCTTGGTGGCGAAGGCAAGACCATCGAAGCCGACGAAACCTACATCGGCAAGCGCGACGTTCCCTACATGTCACCGCAGCGCAAAGGCCGTCCGTTCCTCAAGTCTGGCGGCGCTGCGCAGAAGCGCACCATTGTCGCGCTGGTGGAGCGCGGCGGCTGCGTCCGTTCCTTCCATGTCCAGCACGCCACGAAAGACATCGTGCGCGATATCCTGGTCCGCAACGCCGACCGCAAATCGGTCCTCTACACCGATGAGAGCAAGCTCTACACCACGACCGGCTCGGAATACGCCAAGCACGAGACCGTCAACCACTCGGGCAAGGAATACGCTCGCGGCGAAGTCCACACCAACACGATTGAGAACGTGTTTTCAGTCTTCAAACGCGGCATGATCGGCGTCTATCAGCACTGCGGCGAAGCACATCTGCACCGCTACCTTGCTGAGTTCGATTTCTGTTACAACCGCCGCGCCGCGCTCCAAATCACCGACACCGAACGCCATGACCAGTTGCTTGCTAAGATCGAAGGCAAGCGTCTCACCTATCGGCGGATTGGTGAAGCCGGTCTCGCCTAAGCAGAAGGCTCGAATGCTTCAAAGAAAGCGCAAAAAAGTATAGGCAAATGCGTGACCGTGAGGAACCCATGAACAACAGGCTAACCGTGCTGTTGATCGCGGCCGCAACGTTTGTTGCCTTACTTGTGTTCGCTCGAACGGCCCCGATTACGACGCTTATCTTCGCCGCCATATGCCTCTGCGGACTACTGACTTTCTTCTGGTTTTCGGGCCGGGATTCCTAATCCACACTCGGGGAAATGACCTCTATCACCGAACGCCCCTTCTTCTGGGGCACCCAATCCCCATCCACCTTCTTCTCCTTGACCTCAAGCCGGATTGTCATGGGGATTCCGGTTCTAAGGCGCTCTTGAACATGGTCCTTGTCCAGTGCGGCGAGGAACCGCCGGTCTTTCATTGTGGCCTGGAATTCTGGCAGCCCTTCCGGGCGAAATGTCCAAGATCGCGGGCGAGGTAGCAACACTGGAGAAATGAGGATCACGTCCAAAACAGGACGGAGCGTCCGTTCTAATTCATCCTCTTCTATCGACCACAGACCGCTATGTTGTGCGAACTCTGCGCTCGGGATCATCTTCTTTGGCTTAGTGCCGTGCCGTTCAGTGATGCCTACACCAGAAATGGAAGGGTCGTGCTCCAAAGATCTGAAAAAGCGACGGCTTTGTGAGTGGACTTCAGGCGCCTTGGCCGCCCTTTTGACCAATTCACGCAAGAGAGCGCGGTCTTCTTCGCTTAGTGAAATCACGGGCTCTTCGCTAATAAATTCATCTAAATAGTGCCCGCCAACATGATCGCCAACGAACAATGCAAGACCGATCGCCAAAGCGTATAGACGGGGATATTTCTTCCCGCCGCGATGGATTTGCGCTAGTTGCCCTTCCGCCCAACTTAGGAACGTGTTTAGGGAGAGGCTGCCTTCACTGGCGTTAAGCAATTCAATGCGAACTTGGACGCTCGGGTCTATAGCAGATGCAGCAGACCGAAGTCCCGAAACCCAATGCAAAACCGCCTGCGCGACGACCTCTAAATCAGCTTTCTCGCCAGGCTTCAGATCCAAATATAGGCTAAGTGGAACATCTTCCATGCTATATCCCCCCGCTAAGTTCTGCGGTGAGGCTAGCAGGAACTATCCCCGCGTCAATTTGCTAGTGCGCCTACCTTTCGGCTTCCCTTTTGCCTTAGCTTTGTCGGCCTTATCGTGAGGCTTCGGCGGTGTCTTCAACATCCGTTTCAGCGTCTCGTTGAAGCGCTTTTCATCATCGGAAGCGGGTTTGTTACCCATGCGAGATAGAGACTCCATGTATGGGCAGGCAACTTGGCCTGATTACCCTAACGACCAAGACAACGCGATGCACGCCGTTGGGTGTATCACATCCTGGTGGGCAAGAATTGAGCGCGTCTTTGAGCTATTCCTGTTTTTCAACTGCGAACACTCTCAAGTGGCCTTCCTAAGGGCAACGCTCACCAATTCCCAAAAAATAGGCCTTATCCGAGCTTCGTCGGCGCTGTTGGCGCACTCAGACCCTAAGAGGTACGAGGCGCTGAGTACCTTCCTGCTTTACGCCAATATATGCGCTGAGAACCGAAATTTCATCGCCCATTCGGATATCCGAACTGATGGAAAGACCGGGAGCATACGTGTTGATAAGCGCGCCAACCAATTTGGAGGCAAGGACTATGTGTTCCACGTCAGCGTGGCAAACCTCAGGCGAATGGCGCAAGAGATGGCCGACGTTGCCCTTTTCGGCGGCATCATTCCGTTGGGGACGCGATACTCATCCCCATTGCCTCCAGTACCGCCGAAACCACGTAAGTGGGATCAACTTCTTCCAAAGGAAGATCGCAAAAACGTGCCACGCCCGCCTGAAACATCTGAGACGTGATCTCGATTTCCCTTACCTTTTCAATGCCGGCCTGTCGGCTCGAATCATAGGACATTTTCCCATACTTTCTCAAGTATATAATTAGGAAAATTTACCTAAGAGCCTTGTCAGGTGAGGGCAGCTCTGCTATGATTTTATCCATGGTGCTGATTTGCGCCAACGACCCGCCAGCCGGCGGGTTTTTTTGTGGCTCCTCACCTTGGTGGCTTCGCCAGTTGGCGAGGCGACGGGACAGCATCCTCCTGTGGCGTGCCAGCCATATCCCCGCAAGAAGGGGGTCCGATGTCGCGGAGGCTTTTGCCAATCCGATGTCCCAAAACGGGCGCCAAGGCCGAAGCCGTGATCTCCCCCTTGGGGCGAGATGTCCGGCAGGACAGGCGGGGCGGGAACTCGACCTTTTTAGTTGAATCCAATCTGCGGAAGCTCTGCATGCCACGCTATGCCACCATCATCACCGGCGACGACGGCGCCGAAATCGTCAGCGCCATCGGCGAGTTCGAATCGTTCGGCGTGCCGCCCCGCACAGGCCGCGTCGAGGCAGTCGCGCCGGGTGTGCGCATCGGCATGGTACGCGGCGGTCCGGTCGACGCGATCGCCGGCTTCGGCTTTCCGCGCCAGAGTCTCGATCCGTCGGCCATGAGAGCCGCCGCGGCGAAGCTGAAACGAACGGAGCCGTTTTCCGGACAGGTCGATCAGCCCTCCGCGCCGAAGGCCGCCCGCGCCAAGCCGCGCAAGAAGCCGGCGCGCAAGCCCGCCAAGTGGCGTGCGGTTCGTTCCGCCGGAACGCCGGCAGCCGATGCAGCCGTCAATGGCTGACTGCGCAGGCAAGGCGCGGCGCGCCGGCGCCCGAACCGCTGGAGCGAAGGCTGAGCCGGCCGCCGCGCCGATAGCCAGGCGCTCGAAAAAGACGCTGGGCGACGATTTCGCCGCGGCGCTGCGCGCTGATTTCCGCGCCCATGGCGCCGGCGTCATCGCCGCGGTCAGGGCGGAAAAGCCCGACCAGTATCTGAAGGTCGTGCTGACGATGCTGCCTAAAGAGTTCTCGCAGGGTCTCGATGCGAACCAAAACAGTCTGGGCCAGTTGAGCGATGAGGAGATCCGCAGCCGCATCCGCGGCCTCGAAGCGAGGCTGCGGCCGTTCCTCGATGATAACGACCTATCTGGCGCTGCTCGAGGAGCTGGACCAACGCCGTCAACGTAACCTTCTTGCTGCCTACAGGCCGTACCAAAGGCAGGCCGAGTTCCACGCGGCGGGGGCAAAAAACCGCGAGCGCCTGTTCATGGCCGGTAACCAGCTCGGCAAGACCAGGGCAGGGGGCGCCGAATGGGCCATGCACCTCACCGGCCGCTATCCGGACTGGTGGAGGGGCAAGGTGTTCGACACGCCCGTCCGGCTTTGGGCCGCCGGCGTCACCGGCGAGGGCACGCGCGACAATCCGCAGCGTGTGCTGGTCGGCCCGCCGCAGCGACAGGCGGAATGGGGCACCGGAATGATCCCGGCCGACGCCATTGCCGAGACGACGATGGGCCGCGGCGCGCCCGGAGCGCTGGACAGCGTCGTCGTGCGCTGGGGCGGTGGCGGTGATGTGCAGGCGGGCGAAAGCGTGCTCTCCTTCAAGTCCTACGAAAAAGGCCGCGAGAAATGGCAGGGCGAGACGCTGCACGGTGTCTGGTTCGACGAGGAGCCGCCGCTGGACATTTATTCCGAGGGTCTGACCCGCACCAATGCGACGGGCGGGATAACCATCGTAACTTTCACACCGCTGCTCGGGATGTCGGATGTGGTGCTGCGATTTTTGTCGGCGGAGGCGGTTCAGGGCTTGGGTTCCGCGCCCCCGCAAGGCGGGGTGGCCGCGAAGCGGCCGGAGAGGGGGTCTTCGTAGGGCGACAAGCTTACGAGTAGCTTTCCGCTCTTGCATCGACAGCCGGCGCTGCCCCCGCTCCGTCGCAGCTTCCGCCGCGCCACCTCTCCCCCACGTTCGTGGGGCGAGGAATTGGAGCCAAAAAATACGGATGAAATCCGATCAGGGATATTTGCTGCCCGCAAGCTGCCTAGCGCGAGCCTTAGGGTCGGTCGCTTTCCGGGTTAGCGGTTGGCACCATATCCTTTCGTCACGAGTAATTGGATTGTACCAGACATTGCATACTTTGTTCGGTGTGTCCGGGATACAAACTTTGCGTTGGAACCCCCTGAACTCGTGCATCCCGCAGGTCTGCTTGCTCGTGTCATAGGGCACGTTCGACTGGCAGGCTGAGGCGCTCGCGGCAATGGCCACGACGATTGCAATGCGGATCATGTATCTCCCCCGTTTCATCAGGAACTTCGCATTGATGAACAGTATTATCAACGACAATAGTTGGTTGGGGCAGATAGTTACGACGAGACTAATATGTCCCGACACGTGACCTTCATGACCATCGAAGATGCCGGGCACTATTCGCCCGAGCAGCGCGCGGAAATTATCGCCGCCTATCCGGAGCATGAGCGCGAGGCGCGCGCGAACGGCATTCCGGTGCTGGGCTCCGGTCGCATCTTCCCGGTGCCGGAGGAGATGATCGCCTGCGAGCCGTTCCGGCTGCCGCGCTGGTGGCCGCGCATCGGCGCGCTCGATTTCGGCTGGGACCATCCTTCGGCCGCGGTCGAGCTTGCCTGGGACACCGAGGCCGACATCGTCTATGTCGCCAAGGCCCACCGCGCCGCGCAGCAGACGCCGGCGATGCAGGCGCTGGCGCTGAAGTCCTGGGGCGAGTGGCTGCCCTTCGCCTGGCCGCGCGACGGCCGCCGCGAAACGCTGGAAGGCGCCGGCGTTGCGCTCGCAAAACAATATGCCGCGCATGGGCTGACCATGCTCTCGGGTCACGCCCGCTTCGCCGACGGCTCCGTCTCGGTCGAGGCCGGCCTGATGGACATGCTCGACCGCATGCAGTCCGGCCGCTTCAAGGTGTTTTCCACGCTTCACGCCTGGTTCGAGGAGTTCCGCCTCTACCACCGCAAGGACGGCCAGGTCGTGAAACTGCGCGACGACCTGATGGCCGCGACACGCTATGGCGTGATGATGCTGAGGGAAGCGGTGGTTGACCCGGCGGAGTTCAAGGCGGCGCGGCGGCCGGCGGCGCAGAGCGATCCGCTGGGCGCGTTTCGCTAAGTGGTAACAGAGGCAGGGGACATGGCGAAACCCGTACGGTATTGTCCACGGCATTCAGGGGGGCAGGCCGCATGATCTTTTCGACGATGTTCCGTTCTATCAAGATGGCTGTCAGTGGCGAGGTCATTCAGCGGATCGATACGCCAATTATGGACGGCCACTGCACGATTTCCCTGCGCCTGAAGCGCGATAGAAAAGGCCGCAAATATGTGGTGCTGGCTGGCATAGCCAGCGGCAACTACCAGTATTATCCAATGGAGCTGGAACAGTTCAGGCAGGTCATCGAAGCGGCCCTCGCCATACAATCTGCGACTGCTGCCGAGTAGCTGGCTCAGCTCCGTACAGGACAGGGCGATCCGCTGGGGGCTTCCAGGTAGGGCAGAACCTCTCGCTTCGTCATGCTCGGGCTGACCCGAGGATCCATGCCATGACGTAGCCAAAGGGCGCACCGGAGCAGAATTTCTCAATCGGAGCAATACCTTAGCGTCACCGCATGGATCCTAGGGTCTGCGCGTGTCGCTTCGCTCCTCGCTTCGCCCCAGGATGACGAAGAGCCGTTCCGGCCACCCCAGCACGAGCGACTTCTAGCCTCCAAAATCCTCAATCCAGCAAGTCGCGCACGCGCCGCCGCGCTTCCGATCGGCTGCGATCGCCTGCGCGCCCCTTTTCCAAAGCCCAGTCGTGCACCGACCCTGCTACCCGGGAAGCTTTATCTCAACAGCTGGACCAAGCTAGGATTTATTAGCCACCACTGCGGCGACAGGGGAGCAATCACCTTCTTCGGCGGCCCCCGGCGAACCCAGGTCTGCAGTTCGACAGGCCGCAGAGGGTTTCGGCAATTACCTCAGCGAGAGCTTTGAGGCCCTTGGCCGTGCCCCGCGCGGCATTGGGCTGATTCTGCAGGATCTGCGCGATTCCCCTTGGGACTTCCTTGAGCAACTGCCGGTCACCCCCGGCTCGGGGCCTGTTGCCGAAGGGCGCTTGGCGTCAGAGGCAGCCGGCGAAGCTGTTGCAAAAGGCTTGGCGATTGTCCGCGACGGGGCGGCCAAGTTTACCAAGCCGCTCGAGAAGTTTGCAACGAGTGGTTCGCGCGCCAAGTCGGGGCTCGCCGCTGATGCCGCGGTGGCTCGCCAAGCGGTTGAGACGAAATCTCTGGTCAAAGCCGCGGAGGATGCTGCCTACCGTGTAGGCACCGGCGCCAAACTCAAGAAGGGCGAGGTTCTTGAGATCATAAAGTCGATCGCAAGAGATCCTTCGAAGGTAAAGTATCAAGGGGCATCGTTCGGGAGGGCTGCCTCCAAAAACTACCGCAAAACATTTCTTGATGCGAACCCGAATCTGCAGGGAGAAGTTGTCGTACATCATGCTGCGGAGCGACAGATATGGGAGAGATTTCCACGCATCGTCGCTGCAAACGAGGAGCACTCTCTTCAGAATCTTCGTGGCATTCCAAAAGCTTCGATAACCTTTTGCACAAGGTCATTTTGCGGTACGAGTGGGAAGAATTTTACGAGGCGTATCCTCAGCTAACACGTTAGCAAATTCTGGATTACGTGAGTTACATCGACAGGAGATACGGGCATCTGTTCAATCCTCCGATAGGTGAGTGATGCAATATTTTAAGATACGGCCGCACGTGGCTGGTGGTATTGGCAAAGGCACTATTCTCGACTCGAGCGTTCATCCACCGATCGTAACCAAGCTCCACTACAAGGTAGAGGCATGGTTCGGGGATGTGATTGTTGCGACGTTTCCTTGTTTCCTCGTCACTGAAGAAACCCAGCGTGCGCTGCAGAAGATGGGCTTTTCAGGCGCGACGTTCGCGGACGCTGAGGTGACGACCTCGGAAGAGTTTCAAGAGGATCAACCCGGCCTGGAACTGCCACATTTCGTTTGGTTGAAAGTGAATGGAAAGGCGGGTCAAGACGACTTCGGGATCGCGGTGCCCTTCCGCCTCGTCATCTCGGAACGCGTTCTTGATCTGCTTGAATCGTTGGGCATTTTCGTTGCGATAGTCGAGCCTTACGACGACGAATAGCATGGGAATTGGCGATATCAGCACACTCAATCCCTGAAGCGACTCAGCTTTTTGAGGTTAACTATTGTTTAGATGGGCCGAACGAAATAGTGCACTGTCACCGCAATTCCCTTCATCCGAATCGCCGAGGAGGATTTTCCTTATGGGGAAAATAATGAAGCTACTGGATATCGTTGAAAGGCTGTCGGATTTTGATGAAGAGGACACGATCTATGTATCGGAGCCTTGGACCGAAGACTCTGATGCAATGGTTGCGACCGCGCCCGATGATACTATGGTACCGCCAAAGGCGGCGGCCAAGGCGGGTCTGACATACTTCATCGAAATATTCATCGCGATCGATGTTACAGAGGGATGGATTGCGTCGCAGAAGGAAAAGCCCAGCCTCTCGGCGATCTGCGACAGGCTGATTTATTATGCCACCTATGATGCGTGAGGGGTAAATGTCGGACGACAAGCGTTATGAAGGAAAGCCGCTGCTCAGGCTTCTGGAGTTTTATGTGCTCAAGGCGATTGGAGAACTGTCTCAGGAATCCGAAGAGTCCCTGGACGCCATGGCGCCGAAGTTGCAGGCCATCTATGGCGGCGATGGACGGTGGGATGACGCGATCGCCAAGGCTCTTCACATGCCCGACACCATGCCAGAGGCGATCGGGGATATGTGGAAGAAGAATCTCAAAATCGCCCACAACAACAAGGTAACGCTTACGCCCCAGCAATTTGCCGAAATGTTCGTGGACAACAACTTCGCGGGCTGAGATTGCGGTAACGGAGTCACCTGGCGACGGCTTCGCTCTCGACCACGAAAGCCCATCCATGCCCACCCGCATCGTCCCCGCAACGCTGCGGGATCTCTCCTACATCGCCGCCAACCTGCGTCCCGAGGACCGGGCCGAGATCGACTGCCAGCTCGACCATTGGTCGCCGGCGCTGCTGGCGCTGACGGCGCTGCAGGGCTTTGCCTATGTCGCCGAGCTCGACGGCAATCCAGAGGCCGGCTTCGGCGCGGCCGAGCAGCGGAGCGGCCTTTGGATCGCCTGGAGCTGGGGCACGCGCCGCATGAAGCGCTGCGTGCCGGAAATCACGCGCTTCTTCCATGCGGTGCTTGGGACCCGGGTCGCGGCCAAAGGCGCCTGGCGGGTCGAGGCGAGGGCGCTTGCCGAGAACGAGCTTGCGCTATGCTGGCTGGACCGGCTCGGCGCTACCCAACGCTGCCGCCTGCCGGGTTACGGCAGGAACGGCGAAGACTTCTTCCTCTATGATTGGACAAGAGAAAGCTGGAACCATGTGTCTCTTTCAAAAACCGCCGGAACTGAAGCCATTGCCGCCGACGCCGACTATGCAGGACAAGGACGTGCAGGCGCGGGAAGCGGCGCTCAGGGCTGAGCTCGAGCAGCGCCAGGGCACGCTCTCCACGGTCAAGACGGATCTGGCGCCAAACGACGTTGCCGGCCGGCGCCGCGTGCTGCTCGGAGTCTGACGCCATGACAGCGATGAAACGCAGTTTCCGCCGCCGCGTGCTCGATTGGTGGTATTGGCGACGGCATGCGCGGTTGGTGAAGCGGCGATCCCACTGATCAACATCGGCGCCTTTCCCTTCTCTTGCGATTTCCAACACTTAGCTTCGCTAAGATGTTGAAATCGCTTTCTCTCCCACAAGGGGGAGAAAAGGCGCCGCGCTGTCCTCGACGCTAGTTGCCAACGCTTAAGATCTACGGGAGCGCTGATGCGGCGCGCTATCTTCCCGCTTGTGGGGGAGAAAGCATTTTCCTGCATTTGCGAGCCGGCTTGTCCCCGAGCAAGTGCTTGGAAAATGCCACAGAGTGGATTTCGTAGGGCGTCACCCGATCACCCCTTCTTCGCGAACGCCCAGACCATCACCGGATACTCCTCGTCGTTGCTCAGGTCCCGCCACAGCCCGTACGCCCGAACCGGGCCGCCAATATGGGCCATGGCGCAGGCCTTGTTGCCCCAGCCGAAGGCCTGTACATCATCCTCGGCGAAGCCGCCTTCGACCATCAGCTGCTTGAGCCCCGCGGGCGTCCAGCGACTGTAGTCGTGCGGGCGGGCATGCACGCGAAACAGGAAGGGCGTGGCCACCATCGCCCAGCCGCCGGGCCTCACCATGGCGTGGATGTTGGCGGCCGCCGCCAGCGGGCGCTGCACATGCTCCAGCACCTGGTCGGCAATGACGATGGAGTATTGCTCGTCCGTGCGATCCTTGCAGATGTCGAAGTCGGGGAAATCGAGTGACCGGTAGTCCGGGCACATCGCCCGCCAGTAGCGGTTCCAGCCCGGCGAGATCTCGATCACGTCGCGCGATTTGCGGTTGGCCGCCTCGAGGAAGGTCGTGAAGGCTTCGATCTGGCGGATGCGCAGCCAGTTGCGGCTGTCGTAACCGATCAGCCGCTTCACTGCTTGTTTGCTTCGGGTTTTCAGCGCGCCGGCAAGGCTCATTCTCGACCTCCCTCGTGCCCGCCGCATTCGGGTGTGTAGCACCCAGAAGTGCGCAAAAGATGACATGAAGAGGGTAATCTCCCCCCGTGTGGGGGAGATGCCCGGCAGGGCAGAGGGGGGCGCTGTCCCGCCGGCTTCTCCATCGTTTCGCTTACCAGTTTCCCGGCCAGGTGTTCTGGCTGACTTCATCGAGAAGCGGCGCTCTACGGCGCCCCCCTCTGCCCTGCCGGACATCTCCCCCACGAGGGGGGAGATTGGCAGCTCCGGCCGCTCCGCCAAACAAGCGAGATCCCCATGACCGATTCCCGCGCCCGCGATATCCTGTCGCGACAGGCCGAACTCGAGACCGAACGCGCCGCCTATGAGCCCGTCTGGGAAGCAGTGGCGGAGTTCTGCGATCCCGATGCGCCCGACATATGGACCGGCCGCCGCACCAGCCGCGGCGAAAGCCAGGCCGAACGGCAGGAGCAGCGCGGCTCTCGCGTCTACGCTAACACCATCAACTCCGCCGCCAACCGGCTCGCCGCCGGGCTGGAAAGCCTGATCATCCCGCAGTCGGAGAAGTGGCACGGACTGACCACCGCCGAGATGGACGATGAGGAGACGGACGAGGAGAAGGAGTGGGCGGAAGCCTTGCGCGATTTCCTGTTCGCGCTGCGCTATTCGGCCAACTCCAACTTCGTGCCGGCGACGCAGGCCTGCCTCAGGAATGTCGTGCGCTACGGCCCGGCCTATCTCTATGCCGAGGAAGGTTTTGGGGGCACGCTGATCCGCTATGCTTCCATTCCCGTGGTCGAGGGTTATCTCAGCCGCAACCGCTGGGGCCAGGTCGACACATTTCATCGCCGCTACGAGCGCACGGCGCGCCAGGCGGCGCAGCTGCTCGGCTACGAGAAATTGCCGGCGCGCATCAAGGCGTTGGTCGACGACCCCGCCAAATGCGAGGGAAAGGTCTCGCTGATCCAGTGCGTTCAGCCGCGCGACGAGCGGCGCATGTATCGCTCCGGCGGCTCCTACCAATATCTCGACGCGGCGTTTGCCTCCTACCACGTCATCGAGGACGAGGAGGAGATCGTGCGCGAGTCGGGCTTCCGCACTTTCCCGGTCTCGATCTTCAACTGGCGCCGCTACGAGGGCGACGCCTACGGCATCTCGCCTTCCATCGAGGCGCTGACCACGGTGCGCGAGGAAAACGCGGTGCGTCGCTCCGGGCTTCGCGCCCTGCAGCAGATCACCGATCCGCCGACGGCGTCCAAGGCCAGGCTCGACTATGTGCCGGTGCTCAATCCCGGCGAAAATTATCCGGGCCTGATCGACGACAATGGCCGGGCGCTGATCCAGCCGATCGCGACCGGCCAGAACCCCAGCTATGCCTTCGACTATGCGGCGAGCCGCGCGGACGAGATTCGCGACATGATGTTCGTCAATCTGTTCCAGACGCTCGTCCAGAATCCGCAGATGACCGCCACCGAGGCGCTGATCCGCCAGGAGGAAAAGGGCGCGCTGCTTGGGCCGTCGGGTTCGATCATCCAGGCCGGCTTTGCCGCAAATCTCGACCGCGAGCTTTCGATCCTGGAAGACAAGGGCCTTTATGACGAGGACAGCCGCTTCGCGCCGCCGGCGAGCCTCGCCGGCAAGACCGTGCGCCCGACCTTCACCGGCCCGCTCGACGTGTTGCGCCGCTCGGCCGAAGCCCGCGACACCATCCAGGTGGTGACGACCGCCATGCAGATGGCGCAGTTCGATCCCGGCATCATGGACAATATCGACGGCGACGAGGCGCTCCGCGTCGTGCAGAGCGCCGGCCGCAGCCCGCAGCGCATTTTTCGACGCAAGGACGAGGTCGAGGGCCTGCGTGGAGCCAGGGCGCAAGCGCAACAAGCGCAGGCCGGCATGGCCGCGATCGCCACCGCCGGCAAGGTGGCGAAGGACGCCGTTCCGGCGGCAGTGCAAGCGCGCGACAGCGGCCTGCTCGACAGCCTGCAGGCGATGATGCAGGGCGGCCAAGGCGGCGCGGCTGCCGGTGGCGCGGCTGGTGCTCCTGCCGCTGCTCAAGGCGCGATGCCTGCCGGCGCCGCCAATGGTGGCGCATGAGCCGCAAACGCTTTGCCCGCCCATCCGACGCCGGCGGCCCCTTGGCCGCGCGCGAGGCGCTGACCAAAGCCTATCGCCGCGCCTTTTCCGGCGAGGACGGCGAGATGGTGCTCGCCGACCTCACCGCCACCACCGGCTATTATCGCCGCCCGTCCTACGGCGACTGGCTGGCGCGCACCAAGACGCCCGAGGGCTTCGAACTGCACAGTGCGCTGAGCAACGCGCGCGCCGAAGTGGTGCAGCACATCATGGGTTTTCTGATGCTGGAAGATGGCGAGCTCGCCGCACTCGAAAAGGCGGCGCGGGCCGAGGAGAGATGAGGCGCTAGAACTGCCAATCTCCGCCCAAGTGGGGGAGATCAGCAGCTTCGCTCCCACCGCCAATTCTGCAGCGTTGGTGATTGGCGAAAGCATGCATGACAGCCAATCTCCCCCCTTGAGGGGGGAGATGTCCGGCAGGACAGAGGGGGGCGTGCCCCACCGGCCGTGCCGTGTTTCTAGAGACCTTTCCTATCGCAGGTTGAAGTCCATCTGGACCCGATCGAGGTAGGCGCTCTGCCGCGCCCCCTCTGTCCTGCCGGACATCGCCCCACGAGGGGGGAGATCAGCAGCTTCGCTCCCACCGCCAATTCTGCAGCGTTGGTGATTGGCGAAAGCATGCATGACAGCCAATCTCCCCCCTTGAGGGGGGAGATGTCCGGCAGGACAGAGGGGGGCGTGCCCCACCGGCCGTGCCGTGTTTCTAGAGACCTTTCCTATCGCAGGTTGAAGTCCATCTGGACCCGATCGAGGTAGGCGCTCTGCCGCGCCCCCTCTGTCCTGCCGGACATCGCCCCACGAGGGGGGAGATCAGCAGCTTCGCTCCCACCGCCAATTCTGCAGCGTTGGTGATTGGCGAAAGCATGCAT